TCCCATTTCAATTCCAGTATGGTGCGATTGAAGGAGTTTATTCAGTATATGTATTATTCAGGTATTGAACATTTCAATTCCAGTATGGTGCGATTGAAGGGCATCAACAGGGCAGGCTTGTTAAAGTCCTTCTGCATTTCAATTCCAGTATGGTGCGATTGAAGGCATAGCTGGACTTTGTAAGGTCGAAGGCCTTCACATTTCAATTCCAGTATGGTGCGATTGAAGGACCCCTCGATACGGCCCCTGTAGGCTCCCTTCTTTATTTCAATTCCAGTATGGTGCGATTGAAGGATCCGCCGGGCACAACACCACCATCCGCAAACTTATTTCAATTCCAGTATGGTGCGATTGAAGGGCCTGAACTTCATCCCAGGGAAACCTGATCACGTCTGACGGCTTCGTTCCGCTCTTTGTGAACATCATCATCACCATCCGGATCATATCCTTCCAATCCCTGTTCCTATATGCAATTGACTCCAGATACTCCATAGCCTCGTAGATTGTCATCTCGTCAAGGAAGTACCCGGAGTCAACTCCACCTTCAACAACTGCTATTCTATAAGCCTCTCTCCAGCTTACTGTTTTTTTTTACCGTCACCCGGTTCCATGAGTTGCGCCTCGATACGCATCCGGTCGGTAGTCCACTTGATTGACTCGCTTAGGTACTTGGGGTCTTCATCCAGCTTGTCCATGAACTCGTCAAGGGTGAGCGGGAACGATGAGTCTCCGGCCAGCAACATAGAATAGATGAAGATCACCCAGTCTGTCGTACCGCTCAGGGAGAAGGGCTTGTCGGCTATGCGCTCGAACAACACCCTTGCCCTGATACCGTACTTCAATTCGTATGTCTTGCCGTCAATTATCATATTACGGGAACTACTGCCAGCCCTTTAACGCCTCTTAGCGATACGCTCATCGTTGCATCACCATCGTGCGGTGTGTTGAGCGATACGCTTGTGATGAGTGCCTGACCCTCGTACTGCCCTGTTGTGGGTTCTGTCCATCCTGCTGTGGGCACTTCTCCATCAACGGCTGATGCCAGGTTGGAGGGAACTGCCAGTGAGATGTCCACCGGATCTCCTGCTTTCCACAAATCGAACAGGATCGCGAAGGAGCCGGTCGCGCCGAGTCCATCCACGAATGAGTCGGATGATGCTTCCCAGCGCAGACGGGTTACTTTCTCGTCACCCCACAGCCCTGTGTCCTTGCTTGATGTCTCGCTGGTCTCCGTGTTGAGAGTCAGCGTGTGATTGGTGGCCATCGCTATCGCGGCTCCGTTCACAAAAATCATAATGTCTTTTCCTGCTATTGCTGCCATATTACTTGTTTATTAAAAATTCAAACGTTATATCCTGAACGTAGCCACTATTATCATCCCACCCCTCGGAAGCATCAGAAACCCTAATCGTGTCGATGTTAACTCCTGCATATGTCCCTCTGCGGCCTTTAACCGCTGCGATTACAAGCTCGGCGATGTCAATCGAATCTCCATACTCCCCAACAACTCTTACCGTCATGAACACCGAATCCTTGCTTGATCCGTCTTTGCTGTGCGCTGGCGTAAGCCCAACGCGGGCATATATTACAAAAGGCATCTGCGTATCATCAGCAATAACGGGATATATCCTGTTACCTACCTTAGCAACCAACTCCGGGGACGCGTAGAGGAGGGTCAATAATGCTGCGCCTACTTTAAGTGTCATTTGTATTTTGCATTTACTTTTTTAACCTGCTCCGAGATCACCTTATCCATCTCGCTGAAGATCTTCTTTTCCGTCTGCTCTTTTGCTGTTTTGAAGAAGTTATACCCCTCGATCCGACCTCTGTATGCACCTTTTTTTTTGGTATAACGCTCACTCGTGCCAAGCTCAAAAAACTTAAGTCGAAAGTCACCAAGGATATGAATCTTAGCCTCCTTTGTCTTATTATCAACCTTAACCTTGATCCTAACCCCTTGCTCCATTTTCCTGCCGTTCCACTTGTTCGGTGTCCGGGTATTCAGTGCTCCGCTCTTTGTTGTGACTGATCGTAGATTTTTACGAGTCTGGCGAACAAGGATGTTGCCCGATCTCCTCAAAGCAGATGTGATCACCCGCTTCCGGTTCTTTTGGGACATCTCCTCAAACATGGCCATTACCTCTCTGTCATCTACCTCAATCATTTACTTTCACAGTTTTTAGAGTTTGCATTCTGAGGTCATAATTGGGAATCACAGCCTCGATATTATATGCCACACCCTTGTAAAGTACCCGCATCTTCTCCGTTACCGAGTGGTAGATTCTAATACGAAAATCTACTGTATAACTGGTGAAGATCTCGCTGTTCTTGGTCTCTACTCTTCCATCTCGATGTAGTACGTCCGCTTTCGTTTCCACCTGCGTAGTCCAGGTCTTTTTGCGCTCACCATACTCGTTGACAGTTTCCGTCAAGGCTTGAATCGTGATGGGGTATAGTAGTCCTCCTGCTCTCATCGCTCATAATTCCTTAATAGTGACATAAGCCTATCAGATGCCATCCGCATCCGCGAAGAATCTCCATTGGGGATCTCGTCCTCCCTACTGCGATAGTAGGAACCGATGAGCAGGAGCATCGCCCTGCGCAGTACGCGGGGAAATGCTCCACTCTCGGTGACTATCTCATTAATGGGAACGCATATCTCACTCTCGACAATCTCCTCCACGTCAAGGATCAGATCCTCGATGTACTGATCGTCGCCAGTGTAGTCGGCATCTACATTGAGATGTAGCTTTACTTCTGCCAGTGTAAGATATGCACCCATAGTGGTTACTTCATTGAATACACTGAGAATGATTCAGTTCTGATCTGGCCCATGTCCCAGTAGGAGTTCACGGTTAAGCGAACCATCCCGGTTGTTGCCAGGGTGTAAGGATCGACCGTGATGTCGATTGCGCCCCATTGGCCGAGGAAGTAATGTTCCCAGTTTCCGAACACAATCCCAAATTCGTCCGTAGCGACAGCCAGCTCATCGGGGATGTTGTTAGTCCTGAAAGCATTGTATCCGTTCAGGAATCCCTTGCCACCATCGCCAATGATGAATCCTCCTGCTCCGGAGGCATCTTTCACTTTCGTTTTTGCCGCGCCGGCCAGAGACGGGTGCATGATGTAGGCCAGATTGCCAAACTGTGCATTGCTCAGATCAGCAGCAGTCTCCATAGCCACTATATTGGCCCAGGATATAGCACCTTTTGCGGTGTAATCCTGAAACAATCCATCAGGCACCCCATCGGCATGAACTGCCGCACCAAACGCAGTCTGTTCAATCTTCTGGGCGATGGCCTGCGCGAGCAACTGGCGAACCAACAGTTCAACCGAGCGATTCTCCTGCACGAGCAATTGCTTCGAAATATCCACGTAAGCGGTAAGACGCTTCGGGGTGAACGCTGTTCCCTTCGAAATAACGTTAGCCCCATCGCTTGCAGCCGCATTCTCACCCTCCCAGGTAACGCTTGCGGCGGTGGTTTTTGGCCAGTACAAGTTACCTACAAGTCCGGTCATTATCCTTGCCCCTGCTGCAGATAATACCAGGTTGGGCTCAAGTGGGAGCAGCATCTCCATCTGATCCTCATCGATCAGCACGCCGGTGGTGGCTTCGGTGCCGGCGGTAAGTGCAGCGCGAGTTTCAAACGGGATGATCAGATCTCCGGTACCTTCACTCGATACGGATCTGTGCAGCTTGGCCGCTTCCCCGATCACGAATGCCTCGGATTCTTTCTGCGGCTGCCGGTTCATCTGTGCTACGATAGCCCGGCGAAGCGAAAACTTCTCTGTTTTTGCAGCGGGAATACCGCGTCCGCGATTCTCTTCCTCATGCGCGAGGATATCCGTGTTCAACTCCGCAATGCGAACGTTAAGTTCGTTATGCTCTTTCATTTCATCATCGTTCAGCTTGCGGGTTTCCGCTTTAGCCTTTTCGGTGATCTCTTTCGCGCGTTTGATGGCTTCTGCCTTCTCGGCGCGTAATTCGGCTAATGATTTTTCTTTTGCCATTTTAATTTAAATATTTATTTAGTTCAACATAATACGCGTCCAGCTCTCGCTCGCGCTGTTCTTTTATCTCCTGTTCCAGTTGTTCTTTTCCGCGCATGTACACGGTAGTCTGTGAATAA